CCGGAAAAGATTATTACAACCTTAATGAGATTAAGCTATGATTTCCATTATTGGCCTAGGCAACGCAGCATCTAAGATTGCTGAGAAATTCAAGCAAACAAAGAACTATAATGTATATTTGCTTAATAGCAGCGTTCAACGTACTTCTAAATATAAATTTAAGCTTAAAACATACGAAACACCAGAAGAGTATGAAGAAAATATACCTCACGTTGAAGAGTTTTTTGCGTCTGTCGACGATCGCATCCAGTTCTTTATTGTGGGATCCTCGCTGAGTTCAAACTATTCTCTGGGTATTTTAGAACAACTTAAAGATAAAAAAGTTGATGTTTATTATGTGCAGCCAGATACCGAGCTAATGACCGGAATCCCCAAGCTACTTGATAAAGTGGTCTTTAGCGTGCTTCAGGAATATGCTCGTTCTGGTTTGCTGAATTCTTTTACTGCTATTTCCAATTTGATGGTAGAACAAACACTTGGCAGTTTGCCTATTAAAACTTATTATGATCAGATTAACGAATCAATTTTTTCTACAGTTCATTACATAAATTATTTTAATCATGCCGATCCTGAGATTGGGATGACCGCTAAACCTTTGAATATCAATCGTATTCGAACTTATGGAATTTTAAATCCTAAAAATTTAGAAGAAAAGTGGCTTTATCCCCTAGACATGAGCCGAGATATATGTTATTATTTATGTATCAATAAGGAAAGATTAGAAAATGAAGGGGGGCTGCATAAGAAGATTGTTGATATGCTCAAGGAAAAGCCTAGAAATGCATTTCGTAAAATTTCTTATGCGATCTATGAAACAGAACACAAAGATTTTGGGCTCTGCGTTGCCCACACTAACGCAATACAAGAATACACTTGACAAGCTACGTTGAGTGTTATACAATAGGAATCAAGGAAAGCTTGATTTACTTTACCCAACAACAAGGAGAAATAAAATGGGAATTGATATGGAACTGATGCGACGAAAGCTCGCATCCCTTCGCGGCGAAGGAAACAAGGACGCAAACTCACCCTGGTTCAAGCCAGATGAGGGCGATACAGATATTCGGATCGTGCCGACAAATGATGGCGATCCACTAAAGGAAATGTTCTTCCACTATAACGTGGGCGAACATCGCGGAGGTATCCTCTGTCCAAAGCGCAACTTTGGCGAGCACTGCCCCGTGTGTGAATTTGCTTCTTCGCTTTGGCGCGAGGGAGTAGACAACAACGATGAGGAGAGCAAGAAGCTTGCGAAGTCACTCTTTGTGCGCACTCGCTATTTCTCGCCCGTTGTTATCCGTGGCCGAGAAGACGAGGGTATTAAGGTCTATGGCTACGGAAAGCAGGCTTACGAGTTGCTTTTGGGATACATTCTGGATCCCGAGTATGGCGATATCACTGATATCAAGGAAGGGACGGACATTACCCTTACTTATACCAAACCCACTAAGCCTGGAGCGTATCCTCAGACAAACCTAAAGATGCGTCGAAACACGTCCACCCTCCTGGCAGACAGCGAAGCGATCCCCGCCCTCCTCGATCGCATGCCTGACTTTGAAAATCTATTCGATCGTCTTAGTCCAGCCCAGGTCGACGCAATCCTCGATGAGCAGCTTTCGGGAAATTCTTCCGCAGAAAGTCGCTCTTCTGAGACGGCCATGTACGGCGCCGCCAATGGTAAGAGCGAAGTCGACCGTGCCTTTGATGAATTGATGAGTGGCTAGTAATACATAGGTGAGTCTAATACCGATGGCAGAGCGGGGTTAAATACTCTGCCAAATTTTTTCTAAAGGAGGGAACATGAAGTATGTTGTGCTAATCGCCGCCTGCGCTCTAATGAATGGGTGCGGAGACGCTGATGAAGACACAGGCGAAGACACCGCTGCCGTCGCTGAGTGAAACAAAAAGCCGCTGGCAGACCGGTGAAAAGTCTGCCGCTTTTTAAATTTAATATACACACACACTACAATTGATGGTATGTTAATAAAGTCTTCATAAGATAAAACATTTTGTGAAGCAAACCCCAAAATACTCTAATTTGGTTACAGTTATCAGAGACAAAGGAGAAACAAAATGAGTAATATAGGCACAAGTGCGCGCATAATTCACGGCAACGAGGAGGATATGCCTCCCGGTTCAAAATTAGTTGAATCTTTACGATACTCGGGATACAACTATTGGACGGCCATCGCTGAATTGATTGACAATGCGATTGATGCGTACGCAAAAACAGTAACCGTCGACTTACTTGATGAGAACGACGAAAAGAACAAAGTCACGCGCACCCTACGGTGTATTGTCGTGAGTGACGATGGTTCCGGCATGGACTATGATGACCTAAAGGGCAGCCATACATTTGGCTCTCATCGCACCTATACCGCTCGCGATATTGGAAAGTTTGGGCTTGGCGGCATAAATGGCGTCATCTCTTTTGCCAAGGTGATGTGGACTATAACCCGCAAAGATGGCAAGCTAATTGGGCGTCGAACCGACCTCCGTGATATTAAGGCTAAAGGCAGAATTATTTCGTTTGCATACGAAGCGCACGAAGTGCCACAGCGATATCTTGATCTATTTTATGAACGCTGTGGAGAAGATTCTTCTGTAAGCGGCACCATGATTCTTTGTGAAGAATTAGATCTGATGTCTTCTACGCGCGCTGATAATGTGAAACTCAAGCTTATGTCTCACTTTGGAGCAAGTTACTATTCTTTTCTCATGAAAAGAACCCTTACGCTAACCGTTGACGAGACGCGCGTAGAGCACCTTCACCCTATTATGTGGGATCATCCCTCTGCGAAAAAGGTGCTTGATGAAAAGTTCACAGTTGATGGAGTTAAATTCCACCTCACCGCGGTAGATCTTTCAGCTGTGCCCACAAATGGAAATGCTGGCAAGCAGATGATCAAGCGACAAGGTGGCTATTTTGAGCGCGGCGGCCGCCTTTTGTGCGGCGCCGTAACTAACAGTCCCGAAATGAATGTCACGGGCTTTTGGAACCACCACGCCTCAAAACGAGACGTGCGATGGTTGTTAAAGTTTGACTCCACTGCGGATGATATGATGGGAGTGGAATATTCTAAGAAAGGCATCAAGTGGGATCAGAGAATTAATGATAGGGCCGCGGCACTAGTGATGCCTATTGCCAAGAATATTCATCGCGTAGCCCAGAAGGCCAAGATGACGCCGGCAAAAGACCTCAACAAGGAGGTGTTCGCGGAAATTGAACAGAAGCTTAATTTTAACAAAAGCACTGCATGGTCAATTAAACGACACGATCTGGGCGTTTATGGCGAAGCTACGGAACATAGTGGCACTGAAATTCGCTTGAATGAACAACACACATTGATCGAGCAGTTTCTGTCACATGAATCCAGAGACATGAAGGATGGAGGCTTGCGCGTGCTGGTGGCAGTAGAGAAAGCTTTTGCCGAAAGGGGCGAATACTCTTCGGACGAAGAAGCAGTTATTGAGCTACTCCACAAGTCTATCTCTGACAATTTAGCGATAATGATTGACTAAACAATCTCTACAATAACGGGATTGTTCAGCCGCTGGCAGGCCGGTAAAAAGTCTGCTTTTTTCTTGACATCTTATCCTAATAATGGTAAGATTATAACAACATGGAGGGCCAATTGGCAAAGAAAACGAAAACGAAGGCCGGGCGCGTAGCAATGCAAGACCTGATGACCTTGGTGAACAAGAAAGCCGGCAGAAATGTCGCACACGATTTGACCGGAGATAATCCAACCTCCGTTAAAGATTGGATTCCAACCGGCTCCCGCTGGCTTGACTGCATCATTAGCAAGGGACACCGCGCAGGGATCCCTGTTGGAAAGATTACAGAGATTGCCGGATTAGAATCCACGGGCAAATCTTACATGGCTGCGCAGATCGCAGCAAACGCTCAGAAACAAGGAAAACTGGTTGTATATTTTGATTCTGAATCAGCAATCGATCCAACTTTTTTAGAGCAAGCAGACTGCGATTTAAGTCGCCTAATGTATGTTCAAGCATCCTCCGTTGAGTTTGTTCTTGAAACGATTGAGGAATTGCTGGGAGCTACTGACGAAAAGCTTGTTTTGATTTGGGACTCTCTTGCGTTTACACCCGCTGTCTCAGACGTAGAAGGTGACTTCAACCCGCAATCATCGATGGCGATGAAGGCTCGTATTCTTGCGAAGGGAATGTCAAAGCTGACGATCCCCATCGCAGACAAGCAAGCGACATTTATCGTGCTCAATCAGTTGAAAACTAATATCCCACAAGGACCAACAGCGCGCATAGTCGCGATGACTACGCCCTACATCACCCCAGGCGGAAAGGCCATGCACTATGCTTATTCTTTGCGTATTTGGCTGACCGGTCGCAAGGCTAAGTCTTCGTTCGTTCTTGATGATAAGGGCTTCCGTATTGGTTCTGAGGTTAAAGTTAAACTTGAAAAGTCTCGCTTCGGAACCCAAGGCAGGTCGTGCGCTTTCCGTATCCTCTGGGGTAACGAAGTGGGCATCCGCGATGAGGAAAGTTGGTTTGATGCGATTAAATCATCTGATTGCTTGACAAGTGCTGGCGCATGGTATACACTAAGAACATCAGATGGTTACGAAAAAAAGTTCCAACCTTCTAAATGGACCAGCCTAATTACTACAGATGAAGAATTCAGAGACAAAGTATTACAAATTATGGATGAAGAAATCATCCAGAAGTTCGTCAAAAGGGAAGGAAATGCAGAAGCTTATTATGCAGAGCCTGAAGATTTGACAGTCCCACACAAACAATAGGAGAAATTATGACTTCACTAATCACAGCACTAATGCTGGCAACTCAACTTAGCGTTGCAGATGCAAAACCCGCAGCACATCACAACAAACGCCGGCCACGCGCCCATCAGAGCGCGCGCCCGAATAGGCCCGCCGTTCGGTACGCACCGCGCGCAGCCCCTAGAAATGTTGTTGTCGTGCGCCCAAGGCAACCAGCGCCTCCCCCGCGCGCACATGGCGCCCACCACGTCCATTGGTACAATGGCTATTGGGTGCGCACCCATCGTAATCCGGCCTTTATTTGGCGATGGAATGCGAATGTTGGTCGTTGGACCGTCGTTATTAGATTCTGAAAAAAAGACTTGACCTAGCCCCCTCAATAAGTTATAATGTATTATGACTTGAGGGGGTTTTATTTTGAAAAGAGTATTGATTATTGACGCGCTAAACGCATACTTGCGCGCTTACATTGTTGACCCGTCGCTGTCCACTAACGGACAGCCAATTGGCGGCCTGAAGGGGTTCATCAAGATCCTACAGAAGCTAGTCAGAGAGACTAAGCCTGACAACATTATCATTGCGTGGGATGGCCCCGATGGCTCTCGCAAGCGCAAGACTATGGACAAGAACTACAAGGCAGGCAGAAAGCCTATTCGCCTTAATCGTGCTATCCGCAACCTGACGGAGGACGAGGAACTTGCCAACAAGATGTGGCAGCAAAGGCGCATCATTGAATACATGAATGAAATGCCAATCATTCAAGTGCTCATCCCTCAGATTGAAGCCGATGATATCATCTCTTATGTGGCCCAGATGGAACACTACAATGGTTGGCAGAAGATTATCGTATCAAACGATAGGGATTTCATGCAGTTGTGTGACGATGAGACAGTCTTGTGGCGCCCTACTGTAAATGAGATGCTGAACGCTAATCGCATTGTGGAGACTATTGGAGTGCACCCGCGCAACATGGCACTGGCACGCGCAATGGCTGGTGATGCGTCGGATAATTTGCCCGGGATTAAGGGCGCAGGACTAAAGACGATTCAAAAGCGCCTTCCGTTCTTGAGTGAGGATAGAGATTGCACGATCCCAGAGGTATTGGATTTTTGTATCAAGAGCGCGAAAGGATCGCGCGTGCAATTTTTCGACAACGTGATCGAAAATAAAAAGCTGGTGGAACATAACTATAAAATGATGCAACTTTACGCGCCCCAAATGTCTGTTCAAGCAAAGCAGTTTACACAAGAGGCTGTAGAGAATTTTGAGTGTGATTTCAACAGGACAGAGCTAATTCGCATGATGCGCGAGGATGGATTTGGTGAGTTAAATTGGGAAGATCTTAAGTCACAGTTAAACAAGATCAACTACGAGTGCGTTGACAACGCAAGTGAATAAAATTTGATCCTACCTTGACATTCGGGCAGGATCGGCTATAATTATAAGACATACAGAGGGCATTAATGATCGCAGAAAAAGCAAACTTCGGGAGGTATGGAAAAACCTTTCAAGAAGGGCTTGTTCAGCTAATCTTTGAGGATAGACCGTTCGCGGATCAAATCACAGAGGTGCTGGACATTAATTTTTTAGAACTTGAGTATCTTCAGGTTTTTCTGCGTAAAGTTGTTACCTATAGGGCTAAATATAATACTCATCCGTCCGTGGAGGCGATGATCACAATTGTTCGAACTGAGCTTGAGGGGGAGGATGAGGTAACGCAAAAGCAGGTGCGGGAGTATTTTGCGCGGATTCATACCCGAGAGATGCAAGATAATGACTACATTAAGGAGACATCGTTAGACTTCTGTCGCAAGCAGAACCTTAAAGAGGCGATGATGAAGTCCGTTGGGCTGCTTCAGACGTGCTCGTTCGATGAGATTTCTAAGGTCATCAACGACTCGCTTAAACTTGGATCCGAGAACAACTTCGGCTATGATTATATGGCCGACTTTGAGGAGAGGTTCAAGCCCAAGCATAGAAACCCAATCACAACTGGCTGGAAAGACATCGACGCAATTGTGGGCGGCGGCCTAGGCAAGAGCGAGTTGGGAGTTGTGATTGCTCCGACTGGTGCCGGCAAGAGTATGGTGCTGGTACACCTTGGTGCGGCCGCACTGCGAGAGGGCAAGACCGTAGTTCAGTATACACTAGAGCTACAGGACACTGTGATCGCAAATCGTTACGACAGTTGCATCACCGGTTATCCGCTATCGGACATCAAGAACTTTAAACAAGAAATCTATGAAGAGATCAAGGACTTTGATGGCAATCTGATTATCAAGGAATATCCTACGAAATCAGCATCCACTAATACAATCCGCGCACACCTGTCTCGTCTTGTTAAGCGCGGAATTAAGCCAGGATTGATTATTGTAGACTATGCTGACCTCCTCAAACCTGTGTTGGCGAGAAAAGAGAAACGAAACGAACTGGAATCTATTTACGAAGAGCTACGTGCACTATCCACAGAGTTCCAGTGTCCTATCTGGACAGCATCACAAACAAACCGATCAGGATTAAGCGCAGAAGTAATCACGATGGAGCAGATCTCCGAGGCATTCAATAAGTGTTTCGTAGCAGACTTCATCTTCTCTGTCTCTCGCACAATCGAGGACAAACAAAACAATCAAGGCAAGATCTTTATTGCCAAGAATAGAAATGGCCCTGATGGAATGATTTATCCTATCTTTATGGATACGTCAAACGTCAACATTAAAATCTTGCCAAAGCCCGCAGCACCGCCCGGGCAAGCACAAAACCAAGTGGTCACTGCGCCTGTCGCATTAGACCCCAAGGCACAGCAACAGCTGTTGTCAGCAAAATATACCAAACTACGAAAAGGAAAACGCAAATGAGAACATTGGACAACATCCGCAGATTTAGACTATCAGACACCTTCATTGAGCCCTATAAGCAACAAGAGGTGCCATGGGGCCCCCTGGGATATGTTACGTTCAAACGAACATACGCCCGCCGCCTGAATGAGTTTGATCCAGA